AAATGCTCATGCTGGTGCCTCCGGCCATGTGATGCTGTCGGGAAAGCCCTCTTGCTGCGGAACGTCGCGCAGGGCTTGGCGATAGGTGGCCCATGCCGCAGCATCAACAGGCGCATCGGACACCTGCGTCCAGTCGGATGCGGCCAAGAGACGGTCGCGCCGACCCCGCATTGCCGCAATGAATGATGCAGTTGGCTCAGGCATCAGTATTCCCTCCGGCGCAATAGATAAATCTGCCCAGCGTTGAACGTGCGAGACGCAAAGCTAATTCTGGCGCGGGTTACAACTGCGGCGTTGTTGTCGGCTATTGAAGCAACGCCGTTTTCTTGCGTCCCGTTAGTTGGACTCCAAGACGTTGTAGTGCTGGCGCCAGCAATGCTGTAGTCAATGAGGAAACGCCGAGCCGAGCGCCGTGGCGACCGAAACCAAATATCAAAGTCCAACGGGCCGAGCAAGTTGCTGGTGGATGAGAATATAGTCTCCCACGCGCCACTAATCAGATAGTCCACGACCATTGTTTGAGCGACTGCGCTTGTGAAGGATACGCCACGCCCAAGAATGCGATACTCATACCCGTCAGCGAAGTCTGGCGTTTCAATAGTTGCCTGTGATGCGCCGTTGTAAAACGGAGTTGTTGCATCGCCGACATTCGTCGTGTCGTATCCGTGCCAACCTGTTGCAACGATTGGAGCGCCGCTTGCTCCTTCTGCAATAGCTTCGGGGTTTTCAAACGCCGCCAGAGCCTTGGCGCTGGTCCACGGCTCACCCGGTAACAGGCTTGATGTGCTTTGACTTGTCCAACTTGCCATTAGTCCCTCACTGTATCACGTAGCCTGTCGTGCCATCCGGCATCAGGCCCGTGTTCTCGGTAATGTAACACGCATTTTCCTTTTCCGCATCAGTCGCGGTTGCGAAGTCAGGCGCGGTGTTTTCCATGATAAAGCTGGGCCGCTCAAACAGGATGAATGACTGCGCCAGAACGCGATAAGAAAAGCCCGGCTCCAGTTCTTCCCACTCGATAATCTGCCACGGCTCGGTGACAGGATTGCCCAGCGTATCAATCACATCGTAACTCGTCACACTTACAACGTCGCCCACGGCTAGGCTTGCGTCCTTCTCAGACAACTGCAATTCGAGATATTGCGGCGTCTCGCGGTAGCGTATGAGGAATGACGCCTGCACCAAGATGGCATTTAGGTCCGTCCTAACGAGCGGCGAATACCATTCAAGGTTCCGGACCGTCCCGTCCGCGTAATTCGCGCTCTCGGCCTCCGCATCAATCCTGATACGCTGCGTGCTGTAGTTCTTTGGGTCAGTCAGGCTTTCGGTCGGGTCTTTGCGCCCGTAGTAAATCGTCACCCGCGTTCTTCTGTCGTCAGGCGTCCGCTTGATGGCGCTGGACACAATCGCGTTGCGCTCATTCAACGCAACAGGCGTGCTTGTCGGCTGGCGGTTGGCAAGCATCTTGATTTCTTGCGCCCGCTCATCCCACCAGATTGAGAACGTGCCATCCCGCATGGCATCGGCGCATATCTCAGAAACGGGTCGCGGCTCGGTGAATGAGCCTGTCCCTTTAAGCGTTGAAAGATAGCCGTTGCCTTCGCTGGTCCAGTCGGTCGCATACGGTATCAGGCTTGCCGGGATGGTTGTGTGATTGGTCAACAAGTCATAGACCATCTGCCAATACAGAATGTCGTCGTAATGTCCGACGCGCTGCATACCATCATCTGCGCTATGCTCGTCCGCTGTGGTCCCCAGAGCGCCACGGACAACGCCGCTGAGCGACCAAACGCCTGCGCTGCCTGTATAGCCCGTGTAGCTAATCACCTCACCGCTGAAACGGCCATAGAACAGCCCGTCATTGCCGAAGCTATCGGACACGTCATCCTCGGTCCCGGTGACTGTGATGCTGGTCGTGCTTGCATCAATGTCAGACTGCAAGCGCAGGTCGGTTGCGCGGGGGAACTGCGCCTTCTTGCGCTCCGCCCTGCCAAGCGGGTCTAGCCCGGTGATAGTCCACGCCCCGCCCGATGGCGGGTTGATGTTGGTCACGTCATAGCGGCGCACTGTCATCGCCGCTAGGCTGTCGCCTTCCTTGCCTGTGTAAAGATACATCTCCAACTGCGGCACGGCCTCGCCAAGCCATGCCAAAAGCAAGCGCCCAATACTGCCCTGCACTGTGCGCTCGGATGCGTAGAAATCGCCGAATTGGTTGCGGAACTCGAAGTCATCCAGCGTTACAGAAACGGTGCCGCGCAAGCCAAACGGGCTTTCACCCTCCCGCACGGCTCCGAGGTTAAGCCGGGTCGGCTCGGTCCGCACGGTGCGCAGGATAGGGATGGCTGGCCCATACCATTCATCGGCGCTGGGCAGGTCAGCCGTGAGCGGTGCCGGGTCGCCCGGTCGCGTGAAATACCAGCGCAACTCGCCGTCGAGGTTGAACACGTCCTTAGCGCCGCAGGTGTTGTATGTCTGGAAGCACTTTGGCGTTCCAGTCGCCGTGCATGTCCCGACGCCGAAGCGCAGGTCGCAACGCTTTTGCCGCAGCTCTAGGACTTGAACGGTCTTACTCATGGCGCTGCATATCCCATGCACTGGAACGTGACCGTGCCACTGTTGTTCAGGTTCGCCCGCTCACGGTTAAACCGTGGCCGCTCCATCGCTCGCGCGTAGGCAACATCATCTGGATAGCTAGACGGCTTGGCGGCAATGAAGAACGGCCCAGTGTTGTCAACGTGGTTGATAAAGCCCTTCCACGTCACATCACCAGATGCCGCTCGGAATGTCTCAGGCAAGTTCTGCACGGTTAGGTCAAAACGCAGGTCTGCGCCCTCAACAGCGCGGCCCAGAACGTCACCCCTGATGCTTTGTTGGTGGCGATACCGGACTTGCTTGCTTTCGCTGATAGGCAAGCCTGTGAACACCGACAACTGCGGCATTTCCAGAACCTCGCCTGCCTGCGCAACGGCAATCTGTGGCGCTGCCGAACCGCTTGCTATCGTAAACGATACATTTGTGACGGTTACTGGTGAAAACAAAAACACGATAGGAGCATCATCATCAGGAAGCAAACTTCCTACGATTGTTCCACCGACGCGACATATCAGAGATGCGCCTGTGCTGCCCAGATTGTGTGCTGCAATCGCCGCGTAGCTGGTCGTCGCGCTTGAGAACGTCAGCGTGACCGTCTGAGACGTGCTGCCGCCTTCCCAAACACTCCACGTCTCGCCGTCAACAAGCCAATCCACATCCGCCCCTGTGGCTGTGCTGGATGCCGCAGGCGTTGCGCTGTGCGTATCGAAGCAGATGCGCGGCTGGTCTATAGGCTCGGCAATGCCGGTAAAGCCCGATGCGATTACAACGCTCATTGGAACACCAGCCTTCCGCCCCGATCTAGCTGCGATTGAATTTGCTCTAGCAAGCCCTCGACGCTTGACCGGCTGAATGTGTCGCCCTGTAGGTTGATGGCGACGGTTTGGGTTGGTAGCGCGGGTGCAGATGATGTTGCCGCCGCCGATGGTGCGCCACCGCCGCCCGATGTGCTGACAGATCGCATTGCGGCAACCTGAGCCACACCACTTGCCAAAGCCGAAGCCGCCAGCGCCTGCCGCAAAAATGGCCTGCCGATCAGCGCCGGGTCTGCCAAGATTTCAGTGTACGCGCGGTACGAGTTCAGCAAGCCCTGAGCGATTGAGAACGCCTTGGTGATACCAACCATTTCATCGCCCCCAGCTTTAAATACAGTCGCAAGATTGCCGAACAATTGCGCGTATCCGGTCAACGCCGTGTTCTGTTCGTCCTGCCTCAGCTTTGCCAGCCGCTCGCGGTATTCTTCTTCGATCCGCAACTTGGCCTCGGCATGGCCCCCAAGCGCCTCAAGTTCAAGCGCGTTGAAGTCCTGTAGCTTCGTCATGCTTTCGCCGCGCCAGTTTTCCAGCAATTCGCTTTCGGTCATAAGGCTTTGGGCAAGCGCGCCGATGCGGTCTGGCTGTGCCGCGCGGCCACCGCCGCCGGAGCGGGAACGGCCACCGCCTGAACCGCTTAGAATAGCGTTAGCTTGGTCGATGATGCTTTGCGACGGAACAAAGCCGCCGCCAAGCCTGCCC